GTTGACGAGGTCACGCAGGTGCTCGCGACGCTCCTCGTCGGCGCGCATGCGGTCGCGCTCGTCGCGCGCGAGCTCCTCGCGCTGGCGGGCCAGGGTGCGGCTGACGAGGTCGGTGTTCCACAGGTCGCCCTGGGCCAGCATCTCGAAGCAACGCGACGTCGGCACGCAGGGCTGACCGTCGGCGTGGATCTTCAGGAAGGTCGGTGGGATGCCACGGTCGTCGTTGCCGCGGACGATGTACCAGAACCCCTTCTCCAGCGGCATGTCGGGCCGTGAGGAGTCCCAGTAGATGAGCCGCAGCTCGGGGTCGATGCGCGCAAGCCGGCGATCGAACTCGCGCATGAAGCTGAGCATCCGGCGATCGACCTCTTCCATGAGCTGCGCGCTGAACTCCTTGCGCGCCTGCTCGTAGGCGTAGTCGGCGGCGATGTGGCTGGGGAGGATGAGTCCTGACATGTGGGTAAAGCCCTCGAGGCCGGGCCGGCGGCAGGGAGCGGAAGACTCCGGCCGGCCCGGCCCAAGGGCGCCTGTTGACGGCTACTTGAGGTTGATCGCCCCCGCCTGGGTGTTGCGGCGCTGGCAGCCGAGGTTGACCGGGTAGACGACGCCGTCGGTGAAGCGGGTCGTGCCCGGCCGCCAGATGGCGCCCTGGCTCGAGCCCTGGATGTCCGACGCCCACCGCGGCTGGTCAAGGTTGCCCTTGATGCGGAACATGTCCGAGGGCGTGAGCATGAACCAGTCGGTGTCGAGGATGTCGGCCATCGCGTCGAGCTTCATGCCGTTCCAGGTCGGCGCGTCGACGTTGCCGGCGGCGAGGTTCTGGTCACCGGCGAACTGGACCTGGCTCTGCAGCAGCGCGTAGAAGTTCATCTGCTGCTTGTAGCCCGTCCAGATCGCCGCCGGGGCGTTGTTGGAGTTCTGCATGACCAGGCGCTGCAGGTTGAGCGCCAGGTCCAGCGAGAACGTCGTCGTGGTGGTGTCGCGCATCGCGCCCGCCCAGAACTCCTGGCCGGCCACGGCCTGGTCGAGACCAGCCATCCCCACCGTGCCGATGAGCTGGCGGATGCCGTTCATCTCGGGGCTGGCCTGCGCGACGTCGTTGGGGTTGACGACGTAGCCGAAGTTCGTCCCCAGCGTGGTCGCGATCGACGCCCCGGCCTGCAGCGTGATCGTTGGCGCCGAGGCCGACTTGTTGACCGCGGTGACCCAGCCCATGTTGGCCGGCTGGGCAACCGCGCCGTTCGGTCCCGCTGGCAGCGTGCCCGACAGCGAGTTGATGTTGGAGGTGATCCCGATGGCGATCGGGAAGCCGGGCTGGACCCAGCCGCGCACGAGCGCCGAGTAGCCGTAGCTGGCCCCCTCCTGGGCGGCGGAGACCACCTTCAGCGTCTGCGCCGCGGTCCCGGTGTCGAAGGCGATGACGATGCCGTCGCCGCCGGTGACGACCTGGCGGGCCATCTGGTGGCGGGTGTTCTCGACGGCCCCCTTCACCTCGAGATCCTTGCCGGCGACGATCCCCTGGATGTCCTGGCCGGACTGCACCAGGGCCGAGGTGTCGAGCTCGATCTGGAACCAGTTGTAGGGCATCGACCAGCTCGCCTTGCCGACGGGCTGAGGCTGGGCCGGGTTCAGGGTGCCGCCGGCGGCGCCGACGACGGTGAAGGCGCCCGCGCGCCCGGTGAGGATCGGCGTCGTGATCGTCCGGCCCATGACGACGCCGCGGTAGGCCTCGAGCTTGCCCAGCGGCGTGTTCTTGGACTCGAACTGGGCCTGCAGGCGGTCGGCCGACCACGCCTCCTTGAGGACCACCGACATCGTGGTCGCTGACTGCTGCGCCCCGCCCGCCATCGGCGGATAGGTGCCATCGGGGCGCTTCCAGCGGTTGCGCATCTTGCGCATGCGGATCTTCTTTCAGCTCAGAGGTTGACGGCCCCCCTCGAGTCGACCATGGCTGCCACGCCCTTCCCTACGGCTCCAGGTTCGATTGCAACCGGCGCACCATGTAGTCCTGGCGCTCCTGGTCGTTGTCGAGGTTGGGGACCTCGGTTCCTGTGAGTCCGTTGGGGGAGAAGTTGGCCGCGCGCTTGGAGTCCACCCAGCTCTTCTGCTGGTCGTCCTGTAGCTGCGACCACACCTCGTGAGCCGCGTTGAGATCGGGCAGCCCGTCATCGGCGACGGGCAGCGCGTTGATGGCGTAGGCCAGCACCATGTTCTGGGCGACCTCGCCGGCATCAGGCATCAGTTGGGCCAGGCGCTCGTCGAGCACGCCCCGCACCGCGGACGCGTACTCGGCTTCGTTCTGGTCTTCCTGCGCCTGCTCGTTGAGGCTCTCGAGGTACTCGAGCCGCTGATTGACGGGCTCGAGCGGATCCTGGAACTGACCAGGATCCGGCTCCGGCTCCTCCTCGAACTCGTAGCCGAGGACCTCTGCCGCCTGGCGCCGGATGTCCGGGTCCTCTGAGGTGACCAGCAGCTCATGCCATTCGATGGCCTCGCGTAGCTGGGCGGCCTCCTGGGACGCACGGGTGTATTCGGGCTGCAGGTTGCCGTAGCGGTCTTCCGCTGCGATGGCCCGAGCCTGCCAGTCGACTTCCTCGGCCGCGGCCCCTTGCGGGCCGCCAACAGCATGCGTGTCCGGCTGTAGATCTGCGCCGGGTGCCTGCTCACTCATGCGAGTGCTCCCTGTCCTGCCGAGTGGCCGCTGGCCGTGTTCGGCGTGGTCTGCGGGGTGGACTGAGCCGTGTCCCGCCTGACGAAGTCTTCCTGCTCGCGCGCGCTACGACGGGCCACCCAGCCCGGAGCGCAGTGCTCGCAGATGTGCAGCGTCCACAACCCGCCGGCGCCGGCGTGGCAGACACAGGGGCAGCCGCTGACGTCGCTCATGGCGACACGCTCGCGCCGGCGTACTGGCCGTCGCCGGGACCGGTTCCCGGCGTGTTCTGCCCCGAGGCCGGCATGCCGGCGGCGTTGGGCTGCGACGGCGTGCTCGGCGGCCCCTGGGGCGACGCGGCGTTGCCCATTCCGAGCTGCTGGGCCATCGACATCTGCTGCTGGGCCTGCTGGACCGCCCGCTCCTGCTCCTTCTTGTCCAGACCGGCGTACATCAGCTTGGCGACCTCCTGCATCGCCGGCGCGAGCTGCTCGAAGTCCAGCGACTTCATCCACATCCCGAGCTGCTGGCGCCAGACCGGGATGTTGTCGAAGTCGGCCGGCATCCAGATCGGCACCTCGATGAACACCTGCTGGGACTGCTCGGGCGTCATCTGCGGCTGGCCGGTGGCGGGGTCAAGGACCGGCTGGCCGGTGGCCGGGTCGGTCATGGGGGCCGCCGGCGTCGTCTGGGTGACGAGGTCCAGGCGGTTGGGCATGTCCATCACGGTGCCGTCGCGGATGTGGCCGATGATGCGGTTGACCCGGGCGACGTCCTGGTCGTAGCCCTCGACGAGCTTCTCGGCCAGGCCGCCCTCGATGGCCGCCATCGCCTGCTCGCCAGTGATCCACTGCATGGCCGCGTAGTACTGCACGCGCCCCATGATCTGCGCCTTGGTCAGGTAGTCGATGCTCGAGACGAAGACGCGGACGTTGGTCTGGCCCAGCAGCTTGGCCCCGCGGAAGTCGGGGATCGACTCCCAGCCCATGCGCCCGCGGATGTCCAGCGTGCGCGGCTCGTTGTAGTAGCGCGCGACGAGGTTCAGCCCGCGGCGCATCGTCCCGCCGTGCCACTTGGCCAGGTCGCCCATGAAGCTCTGCCAGCGGGCGTTTGACTGCTCGATGACCGCCGCGGTAGTACGCGCGGCGACGTTGGGCGACGCCTGGACGTCCTCGTAGGAGGCCACCCGCCCCATCTGCTCGAGGACGAGGTTGAAGATCTGCATCAGCGCGTTGAGGATCTGCCCGGAGGGCGGGTCCTCCCACTGGGGCTTCTCGCCGCCGGGCGAGAGCTTGTAGTAGCGGATCGCGTTGGGGACGTCGTCGGGCGGCGTGATGATCGAGTTGACCGGGGCCATCATCTGCAGGTTCAGGCCGCGGTTCTTGTACTCGAGCATCTTGTTGACGCAGTCCTGCGCAGACCGCTGGAAGTCGATGAGCTGCCAGACCAGCCCGAGATCGTCGTCGTCGTCGGGATCGTGGGTGTAGACCAGGCGCTCGAGCACCGGCATGTCAACGACGCGCCCGTCGACGTCGCGCACCGGGTAGTCCTGCCACGCGTAGCCGGAGTCCTGGGCGGCCTGCTCCTCGTCGCCGAGCAGGCGCGCGTCGATGATCTGCCGGCCGTTTGAGATCGTGAACCAACGGCCCTCGGGGTACTTCGGGCACGGGCGCTCGAAAAGGTCGGTGACCATGACCATGCGCGCGCCGGGCCGGCGGTCGGTCGGGATGTCGGAGGTGGCGGCGTCGGGCACGAGCTCACCGCCGGCGTAGCCGGGCATCGCGTAGACCTCGTCGAGCACCTTGGCCCGCTCGACCGCCCACCACGGCGAGTCGTCGTAGGCGCAGCCCTCCTCCCAGAAGACCTGGTTGCCGTTGAAGACGTGCCAGCGGACGTCGCCGTTGCCCACCCAGCGTCCGCCGACCTGGGTGTAGGGGCCGACGTTGGGCTCCCAGTAGACCAGCGTGTAGCTCGAGCCGCCGTGGGCGATCGCGGTCTTCACCGCGTCGATCGCCATGCGCCGGAAATCCCACGCCTCGTAGCCGTAGACGGCGACCTTCTCCGACAGCTTGGCGGCGCCGGCGTCCTCGGGGTCAGTGGTGGCCGGGTCGACCTCGTAGGACGGGATCCGCTGCGTCGCTGTGGACACCTTGTCCTCGACGATCGGGCGGATGAAGTTGTACTGGTTGCGGACCTTGTGAGGCGGCTTGCCGCCCCCGCGCGGGCTGGTGATGTGCGGCGTCAGGTTGAGGTTGGCGCGCTCGTCGACCCACCACCACGTCTCGCCGCGCTCGAAGCGGATGCACAGCCGGCGCTTGGCGGCGTCGCGCTTCATGTCGTTGCGCCCGCGGTCCATGTCGTAGCGCAGACGCGCCGGCAGCTCGAGGATCCGCGGCTTGGTCGCCGGCTCGGTGTCCGAGAAGCTCGAGACGCGCCGCCCGGGGCCAACCGCCTGACCGTTTGACGGGTAGTCAATCGCCACTCAGCTCATCCTTGGCGGCGAGGGCGGCGAGCTCCTCACGGCTGGCCCAGTACGCCTCGTCATCGTCAGGTGGGATGGCCTGCGGGGCATAGGTCGGCGACTGCGGCCCCTCCTGCAGGGTGGGCTCGTAGGCGGCGCGCCCGGGCGCCTGGATGCGCCGGGCGAGGCCGTCGACGACGGCCAGCAGCTCGGCGGTGTGATCGTCTCGGCGCCAGAACAGCACCAGGCCCAGCAGAACGAGCTGACCCAGCGCGACGACGCCGAGAACGACCACCGCGGTCACGGCTTCGATGTCCCCTTGCGGGCGCCCGCGCGCGCCGGCTCCGATCTGGGCGGCGCCGGCGGCTGGGGGTGGGCGGGCGGTTCTGCCACGTTGGTCGGGACCGTCGGCATCGCGCCCTCACGCGCGGCCAGCATCATCGCCATCATCTCGGCGCGCATCTCTGCCATCGCCGTGCGCATGCGCTCGAGCTCGAGCGCCTGGTCGGACTGGGTGGCCTGCATCCCGCGCCGGATCGTCGCCTGGTCGAGGTCGAGCAGGCGCAGCGGGTCCTGGCCGGACACCGGGGCGTAGTCGGGGCGCTCCTGGGTGGTCGCCTCCATACGCTTGCCGCAGTGCGGGCACGAGGGAGGTTCCTCACCCTCGGCGAGGTCGAACGCCTCGTAGCGCGCGCCGCGCTCGTAGCCGGGCAGGTCGCCGCCGAGGTCGAAGTAGGTCCAGCGCACCTCGGTGACCTTGACGGCGAACTCGACCTGCTCGTAGCCCGGGCAGCGCGGGTCCGGGCAGAAGGCCAGCCCGTTGACGACCTCCTCGGTGACGGTCGGCATCAGTAGACGGTGGCCGTCAACTGCTGCACGAGGTTGCCGAGCACGGCCGCCTGCTGGCCGGTGAAGCTGTAGCCGGTGCCGTTGATCGCGAGGATGGCGCCGCTGGTCGCCGCCACCACCTGCAGCGAGGTGACCGGCTCGGCCTCGAGGTCGACGGGCTCCTCGCTGTCGGCGACCGCGGCGAGGACGTCGACCGAGGCGGGGTCGGGCGGATCGCCATCCTCGGGCGCGAAGACCACCACCGCCGTGCCGGTGAAGGCCTGGTCGGATCTCAGCGTCACCGTTGCCGGCGGCGTGGGCTCCATCTCCTCGAAGGTCGGCTCCTCGCCATTGCCGTTGGCCGGGGGGTCGGTCGTCGTCTGCTCGGACACTGCTTCCTCCTGGGTCTGCGGATGGCTGGCGACGATGCCCTCGGCGGCGGCCACCAGGGTCGAGCGCGGACTGCCCGACGCGTTCTCGGAGTCGATGACGGCCTGGGCGCGCGCGGGATCGTCGCCCATCCAGGCGGTCAGGTCCGCCACCGTTCCCGACGGGACCTGCTCCGTTGTGGCCACGACGCTCTCCTAGATCGACATCGGCCCCGCATCACCAGGGCCGCCCGCCAGGGCTGACGCCGGCGGTGCGAAATCCGGCTCGTAGGCCTGCTTCTGCCGGGGATCCTGACCACGACGGGGGATCGGGTCAAGTTCGACGGCCCCCATGGCCACGCAATCGCCCCGCGCCTCCCAGGCCAGAATCGCCGCCATGGCGGCGTCGATCTTGCGCGGCGAGCGGATCGCGTCCTTGCAGATCGAGTGCATCGGGCGCTCGTCGTCATCGAGCACGGTGAGCGCCCGCTTGCGGGCGTTGCCGATGTGCCGGCTCATCGTCTCGTTGCCGTCGTGGTGGATCTCTGAGTCGTTGATCGCCTGGCTGAAGTGGCGCACCGCCCAGGCGATCTGGCGCGGGCGGTTGGTGTGCCAGGTGACCACGCGCGTCTGGCCGTAGCGGTTGGCCCAGCCCTCCATGAGGCCGTGGATGTACTGGTCGTCGCCGTACAGCCGCCAGACCACGTAGCGCTCGAAGCACTCGCGGACCGCCCCGTCGGCCTGACGCTGATCGTGCTCGTAGTCCTCGGGCGCGTTGTCGGGGCGCTCGAGGATGCACAGCGGCCACATGTAGCCGGTGCGCACATGGCAGGCGACGACGGCCAGCGCGTCGTCGTGCAGGGCGCCGTCGACGCCGATGCAGACGACCTCGTTGGTC